TAGCTATAGCTTAACTGCGGCAGTATTGCGGCAGTACTTAGTAATCATTTCTAAAATAGTATTTTATTTAATACTGAAACATAGCGTTTTAAATCCTTTTTATTGCGCCGAAAGGGTAAGGGAGTATCCCTCTCTCTCCGCAAAATAGTATTTAAAACGTTGTATATCACCGATATACAACGTTTTTTGTTTTTATACTGCGGCAGCAATGCGGCAGTACATGGTCGAAATCCTACCAAAAACGATAAAACGTTGTCAAACAAAAGCTTAATAATGTTTAATTATTAATATGACAACAATTAACAACGATTTTACTATCCAATATATCCCCGCACGAATTTGCGACGGAAAAGATTTGTGCATTAAATACTATGCCTGGCATCCAATTGAGAAAAAGCTCAAACGCATTGTAATGCGGTTCAACCACCTTAAAGGGAAAATGAATAAGACGGATTTGACACGTCATATTCGAAAAATAGCTAACGATATCAACGTTAACCTGGCCGCTGGTCGCAATCCTTTTATAGAGGCTGAAACTCCAAAAGCATTTCATAAGCTCAGCGATGCGATCGAGTTATTTCTGAAAATGAAAAAACGGGATATGCGTGTGGATGGATTACGTTCTTATACCTCTTATTGCAAGAAATTAAATAAATGGTTAGAGGATCATAAACTGAAAGACTGTTTTGTTATATCATTCACCGGTGATATTGCCCTGGAGATGATGAATGAGTTGTCATTAAATGAAGGATTGAACAATCGTACCTGGAATAATCACTTTGTTTTTTACCGCTCTTTGTGGAACTGGATGATTACAAACAACTATTGCAAGTTGAATGTATTTGAAAATTTTAGCAAAAAAAGGGAGGATGACAAATTCAGGATGGTTATTCCTGAGCTATCCCACAATCGGATATCCATGTATTGCAGAAACTTTATGCCGGCAATGGAAATAGTGATTGATTTGGTTAGAGCATCATTTATACGTCCGAAAGAGATTTCATTGATTCAGATCAAAGAAATTGATTTGTTTAAAAAAGTAATCTTTATCCCGGCATCGAAATCAAAAACGCACCGTGATCGATTTGCCTACCTTCCGGACTGGTTGTGTGCCAAAATAGTCGATACTTTTCACCTGGATAGATTTTCATTGGATGACTATTTTATTGGAAAAGGCCTTAATCCAGCAAAGACAAATATAAATACCAGAGATATTGATAAATTTTGGAATAAGATACGTAAGGATTTAATGCTTCCGGATGAAATGCAATTATATAGTTACCGGGATACAGGAATTACATTTTTGGAGGATGCCGGTATTCAACGAAAAGTAATTCAAAAGCTAACGGACCATACAAGCGAAAAAATGGTTGGCAAATATATTGGCCAACCATCTCAAGAACTAATCGATAATGTAGTGAGTAAAATTACGGATTAATCCAACATTCTGTAAAACTTCCCGAGTACCGTTTTCTGCTTATTCGATTTTTCACGCTCAAAAGAAATAGGCATATACTTCCGATTGCTGTACATAAATAGATTATTAACAGTGATATTGGGGTTATCCTCTACCGTGAAAGCGTATTCCATAGAAGTGTCCAGAACTGTTGTATTATAGTAATCCTGAATAATATGATTTAATTTCAGCGTAGTTACAGCCCATAATCTATACACATTTTGAAGCCAGGTATGAGAATTATCCAATTTGCAATTAAATTCCGGAGAATCATCAACGTGCGAAAATGGATATGGGATTGTCAACATATTACTCAGCGATCGGGATGTGACATACATGCCAATTTTTCCGGTAAACAACGAAACTTCAAGTTGTGATGATCGTGGAATATCTTTCGACGCTTCTAAAGTTGCAATAAATTTGGCAGTAATAGGCAGATAATATGAATTACTGGCTACCGGCAACTGATAAACACATTCAAAACCTTGAGAACCTCCCCCTGATAATACATAGCTAACCGTATGCTTTTTTACCGCCATTGATGCCGGAACTATATCCAATGTCATTACTTTATCATCACTGGTACCTGAACTTTTCATCTTATTAATAAGACAAATGTCGTAACCACCTGTTCGGCTATTGACGGCCCAGGTGATTTCATCAATGAAGAATTCTGATACAGTCGTAAGGCCATCACTATAATCCCGGACAAAATAATCATTCATTGTAGATAAATCGCGGTAAATAATCAGTTTATTCCCAATATCGGCAGTGGCAATGATATGGTTACGCAACAATGTATAACTGGCATATTCCTTGATTTCACACTTCAACATAAAATCTTCCGTCAGCTGCTGGTATTTATACCAATTGCTCGTATTCGTTGGATAAGAAACTTTAGTCCACTTATACCTGTCAGACAGATTAGAATTAGCGTCAAAGGCACGTTCATAACTATCAAGAACTTTAGTTAATAGTACCGTTTTTTTATTAGCGATATTTGTTGACGAACGAACGATATCACAGGTTCTTGTTTTTGGATCAATCACAAAAGAAACATTATAACCATTTTCGATTGCTGTAATAAAATCGGAAACGGTCATGTCCGGAAGCGCATCGGCATATTTCAATGAGTCAACCGTATTGATCAGATATTCTTGCTTTGCACGTTCATCCAGGTTCATTGCATTTTCACCAAGTTTATAACCCAACAATTCTGGCAATTTGTTGACAAAGTACAACAAATAAGGTTGCATGATTATCTTTCCTTCAATACCATTAATCACATATGAGTTTGCCTGTATATCCAGCGTGTAATGGTTCAGGATTTCATCTCCAACTAACACTGGAGTGCAGACAAATCCATTTGTATAACTTGGTGTTGTTATGCTATTCAATGCCCTGGTATAATCAATTTGATTTGGAACTGATCCAAAGTCCAATTCCCAAATCTTTTTTTCATTTTTGGCAATATACTTTAGTTCGGAATTTCCGGCAATAAATTGAAATGGAACCTCAATGTCAGTATTCTTTGAAATAATGATAGTTCCTGAGTGAACCACACCATCAATGATCAGACGCGCATCTGCTGTTTTTGTGATCGTTGTTATATTCAACCGGTTCAGGAATTCAAAAGCAATTGCATTTTGAGCCTCCAGTAACGATACGGTCATATCTAAAGAAAATTCACCATTTGTTGTTATCTCCGGATTTTGTTCGTTCCAGTTGAAACTGAAATCATCCGGAAGAAGTAATTCCCTATTTTTTACAAAAAACTGTATCATCCTTGTGCATTTTTAATTAGTTGGTTGTATTCATCAAGTTTTTGTGCCACTCCATTTCTTCCTGAAATACTCAAATCAGTTTTAATCCCTTTTTGAATTTCTGCTAATAATGCGGTTATTACTGAATTATTCCCCTGCATGGCCATTTGAATTGCCCAGGCTAATTCTTCCTTACTGATACCAGAACCACCACCGGTACCGGCCGCTTGCATTGCTGAAGCATATCCACCATCTGAAAAACCTTTTCTAACTCCAACTACCCTGGCAATGTCTTCATTGGTGATCCGCGCCACTGTGTTTGTTTTTTGAGCGTGGTCAATCAGGTTGAATACTTTCCGCATTGGTGTATTGCGTACTGCATCCTGATTGGCGACGAACTCACCGGCGTGAACAATGCCGGCAGGTTTATATTTATCACCTGGCTCAGTAAAACCACCTGTATAGAGTTGCTGAACGGCAGTACGCTGTTCATTGGCCACTGCTATTTGAGCTAATCCGGTAAGACCTATTAATCCGGCAGCAATTGGGCCGGCAATTGGTCCTAAATCTGCCAGTGCTTTCATAATGGCCACTGCTGTATTGGCACTGATTTGAGCCACACTGATTGCAAAGTTCGTATCAGCATATTTCTTCTGAACCTTTACTTTTTCGGCGGCAATTTCTTCCTCAATTCGGGTGGTTTCATCTGAATTACCCTTTGCTGCTTTTAGTTCAGCTGCGTATTTATTGTCCACGGCCAACATTTCGGTTTCCTGAATGGCAGCAACAAGGTTTCCGGCAGCTTGAGTAATTTCGGCAATGTCTTCAGCTACTTTTTTTGCTTGAGTAAGTTTTATTTTGGCAATATCACTTTCATAGCGTTTTACGGAAGCTGCTTTTTTCTTAGCATCCTTTTCATAGAGAACAAGTTCTTTTTTATGTGCTTCCTCAAGGTCTTTTAAGTCCTGCTCATATTCTTTACGTTTATCCCTATACGAGTTAATGCCATATTTTTTCTCAATCTCCTTGATTTCTTTTTCAATCTCCTTTTTGTCGGCAATGCTTTTACGGAGAATTTTCTTTTCTACTTCGCTTAAATCCTTGTCAGCGGCTTCTATTTCTTTGTTGGAAGCTTCAATGGCATCTACTCTTTCCTTATCCGATTTGTAATGAAATGAAGCAATATCCCGGGCATGTTCTTTAGCAGCATCTAACCTAGCTTCAGCAAGTACCTTATCCAGGGCCAGAATTTTATTGTCATGTTCATCTTGAGTAATGACATCATTCTGCAAATCGAGTTCAATCTGATCACGCTGAGCATTGTCATATAATACGATTGCATTCAACCTGGCATCCTGCAATGCCTTCATTGACTCCAGACTCAATTTTTCGGCATCGTCCTGACGTTTCAGTTTGATATCTTCAATTTGGTTCTGATAATCAATATATTCTTTATCTGATTTTTTGTACACATCCCGTTTTTTCTCC